AAGGAGGAAGCACGGGAATGGTATCGCAGTGGATTTGAGTATTGCTGGGGAGATGACAATATCCGTTCTCTAAAGGAATGGGCTGACTGGTTCAACGTCAAGATCAAGAATTACAGCCTTGGCGGAAGCGATAATCGCAGCCAAGGAGTTGACTTCGATCTGTACATCGACAGCAATGTCGATCAATTGCGTGGGGTCAGGCTGTGGAAGTGGATGAATAACCAGATGGTCCTTCCCGACCTGACCGGCAATTGCCCGTTCACTGGGTACTGCTTCGACGAGAACCTGTTGGACAAGGTCAGGGACTTCATGAAGCGACCTTGGGACACGGACTACAGGGAACTGATGCAGGATTGCATACACGACTTCTGTAAGGCATACGCCGACGACGTTGACTACCAGTACAGCGACGAGGCTGTCGACGAGTCGATCATCGCCAACGAATACGAGTTCAACGTGGACGGTACGATCTTTTGATCGGACTTCACGCCGTTTCCCCTCGTTCAGTACCGAGTTTTGCTTCCGACCTTTCAATATGGAATCTGATATGACTACTGCAACCGTGAACATGAAATTCAATCGTCCAACGTCTAGGAAGGACGCTTATGACCTGAACCACGTTAAGAGCGTCTCTGCGATCGTCGTTCTGTACAACGGCAAGTACGCTGGACGAATTGTGGCCAACTGGAGCGACAATCCCAACGGCAGCGTCTGCACTGCGACGGTCAGTATTTGGCTTGGACCTCTTGAGCCTATGCCAAAATGCACAGGACGTGCTGGTGGATACGGTTACGACAAAATATCCTCTGCCATCAGCGATGCGATCAACAAGGTCATCGACGAAGATCCTGACAAGATCGCACCCAGGTTCTCTGGTTGTGGCATGACGGAAGTCCGCAAGTGGTTCGAGCAGTTCGGTTACGAGTTGTTCGAGATTATCTAGTTCATTCCCAATAAGCGAGCAGGATCATCGCCGTCCTGCTCGCTTGTCCTGTAGGCGACTAGGTTGGATTCAATGGCAAGTAAAGATTCATCCGGATCGGGAGGCGTTGGTGTGCTTGGACTCCTTGGAGTCGTCTTTGTCACACTCAAGTTGTGCGGTGTCATTCACTGGTCTTGGATATGGGTGACGGCACCGTTCTGGACTCCTGTTGCGGTAGTCCTGTTTTTCCTTTTAATGCTGTTTTTCGTCAAGATGCTGTGATTAACACCGACTGGAGTAGCAATGAAGAAGATGCAAAGCGATATGGCGTTTGTAATTAAGTGGCTGTTCTGCTGGTCAGTAGTGCTTGCAGCGATAACGATACCTCTCAAAGCCGTAGGAATAGCCAACTACGGATGGGTGACAGCAACATCGCCATTCTGGATCTTCGGGCTTGAGATGCTGGTCCTGTTGGCAATTTTCTTGATATACGATTAACACAGAGGAGAAGAAGGTCTGATGTACAATTTTACGATACTGTTTGCGAGCCAAGCCAAGATCGACTTCGTCACAGGCGAAGCGTTCGAGCTGGCCGAGCAGATGGAGAAATGGATAAGCAATAGGTCTAACTCCAATGCTTTCTCCAAGTCGTTTCCCATTGCGTCATTAGGTTCTGGGTCAATAAAGATATTCATCGTCCTTGATGAAGTCGCTGCCTTTTACTACGAACCCGTGAAGTAACACAGAGGGGAGCGATTCGTCGCTCCAATGTGGCCAACGTCGGTCCCAAGCCCGAGGTAAAATGATGACACCGAAACAGAAAGTTAGTAACCTTATCAATCCGCAAGGACAATGCACGATCGACGACATGATCGTACTTGCGGAGATGCTCAACAGCGACGAGATCAGCCTGTCTGATATAGTGATGTGTGAGCGTGGTTCGTTCGATTTAGCCCAGGAAGTATTCCTCGTACAGTCAGGTATGCAATATGTTCGCAAGCTGCAAGAGTCCTACGAGAACGCCTCAAACGTGGGGAAAGTTCACTCATAACCCGTTCGAGCACGCACCAGGTATCTGGTTGATCGAGGCTGAGTATTACTGCGGTATGTACTTGTCGACCCAGCGTCACGAGTGCGTGTGCAAAGCGTTCCCGATGCTAGTGCTTCCCAAGCACAGGTTCTACACCGTCGAGGATTTCTGCTGCTACGTTGTGGCGACGTTCCCCGGATTGTTCCCTGCAAAGGCTTGTTACAGGGCCTATTGGCAGTCTATGGCCAACGCACAGTGGGGCGACAGATCCTACACCGCCGCCACACCGACTGTAATGAAGTCACCGATCAGGAAGGTGGCAGAGAAGTATGCTGCGGACAACAGCCTGGTCTACATGGTGGCTGGACATCTTCCACACTGGCCGATGAACAGCGAGACCCATATCGTTGTTCGCATGGTTCGCAAGTCTGACGGCAAGGCCATCACGGTCTGTGCCCCACGGAATGAGATCCGTGACAGCAAGTATTTCACCGAGGCTCAGGTCTCGTTCTGGTTAGTTGCACCTGACGTTTGATCCAGTTCCTTCATCGCTACGGGAGTAAGTTATGTACGCAGTTTACGACACCTTTAATTGCAAGATCGTTAGCAGTCACCGGACGATCGAGGCAGCAGTCAAGGCCGATTGCAAGTTCCAACGTCGGGTCAAGAAAGTCCACGGACAGTCGAGTTACCTGCCAACCAGGATTAGCAAGATCGGTCGTGGATGTTTGGTTGACCTGAGTAAGGACGATTACGCATGGATGATCGAGTGCTACAACCGAATAGCCCACTGATGAGTCCGGAAGGACGAAACGCCTTCGGGCGTCTGGGTTTAACTTCACACTGGAGAATCAGGACATGGCATCAGGACTGACAAGTAAGTTCAAGACGATCGCTGTCGTAGGCTTCACCGGCAGCGTATCGAGAAGGAACTACAACCCCGCTGCTCACGGAGCAGTCTGCCTGCTACAGGCGAGAATCAATACCAAGGGTGAGCAGATCGGACGCAAGGTGAACAGCAACGGAAGGCACCAAGAGGTGGGTGCCTTTTTCTTGCTCGGAGAAGATCAACTTGACCAATGGAAAGCATTGGCTCGATGCTCTCGGTAGTCTGTCGTCAGCCTTAACCCGGGATAGGCTCCGGATCTTTACTCTAAACTGGATCAATACTATGAACGTCACGAATGAAATGATCGAAGAACTTTGCTTTGCCACGACCCGCAACGAAGCAGGTCGACACTTTACAGAGTGGATGAAGCACTACGAGGAACTTGAGGAGGCAGGTCTGGTCAAGATCGACAGGCCAGTGCATCGAGAAACTGGCATCCCTTATGATCAACAATACTGGACCATCGAAGTCACAGAGCAAGGCATGTTCCAAGTCCAAGCGATGGGCAGGACGCGACGAAACAAGCCGTTCATTCTCGTGTTCAGGCCACACCAGATGCCAGCGTGGGCAAGGTACTTCGAGTCAGAGGACGAGTTCATCACCGACTGGTCCAATGGATACTTCGACAAGTCCTGCAACTGCAACGGGGAGTTTCCTCCCGACGACGTTGAGCAGGACTACGACAGTGCCCATGCCGACGTTGGACACGACCTCCACTGCCTGACAAGACTCGACTCAGCAGAGGAGGTACACAACTACATCAACAACTACAGAGGCCACAACAAAGGCACGCATTCGGTCATCGAGGCGGCGTCAAGGCTGGGCTGGCTAGATGTTGATCTCGATTAGTCTACGACAGTAGCCTCACTCCGGGATAGGCTCCGGATTCTTAACACCCAACAAAGGATGAGAGGATGAGTGGATTGACGGACGAAAGCGTCAGTGAACTGGTCGATGCAATAGCAAAAGGTCGCGACAGATACTTTGATCGACAATTTCACGAATCAGCATTGGCGTTGAATGAAGTTCTTCTTCTGATTGAGAAATTTCGTACAGAAAACGATCGGCCACAGCCAAGCCGACCTGACAGGATTGGAGATGAGTGCTGGTACGAGTCCAGGATCTGCGATTTTATCAACGGATCGTCGCACTGGTCATCCAAGTGGCAGCGAGGAGTGCTTCGATGTTGGGACCATTCTAGCTCGAATTGCATTGCAATGGTCGAGGACTGCGAAACGCACGACATCATTGCAACCGCCAACCTTTGCTTCGCAGCAGAGGACCCGAACAAGCCAGCCAAGAAGCCTCAAGACTGATCTACATCGTCCTGAGTAATCCTGTTAGGTGCATTCGGCCTGACGAGATAGTTATACGCGACCAGATCGTAGTGGTCTGGTCGCGACTCTAACAAGCAACGCAACTGAGCGGCCTCGCTCCATCTTCCCTTATCCGTTGCCAGCCCGTTACATCCCCAGCATAGGACCAGCACAGCGTAAGGCTGGTCGAGGGACTTCTGACGCAAGGGTCCGTTTGAGATCTCGTGTACGCAGAGCCTGACGCCTTGCTTGGGCGTCTTGTGGCATCGCTCGCAGTGCCCCACGCTTGCTACCAGTGCGTCTCGGAACGGCTTGGCCTCAGCCTGTCGACTCCTCCTCTTGTTGCTGATCCGACGCATCTACGAGGTCCTGGATGATAAAGATCCTGCGGTAATAAGGCAGCGGATTATATTCAAGCCTCTGCCACGTCGACGCCCGCATGATAGCCTGTCCATCTTTGCAGTAAAGCCCAGATATTCCGTCGTCATTAGGAGTGTCGTTGACATGCAGCATTCGAGTGACGCTACTTACATTCGAGTGGTCAACTCCATGCCTTTTTAATGCTCTGCCTAATGCCTCGGCCGCATAGCGATAAGACGCCAAGCACTCTTTAATTGGGTCCATCTTCTTCCTCACGAGAACAGGGACATCGAGTCTCTAATATCGGCCAGCGTCTCGTTCTTTGCTGGCTTAACTACCCTGTGGTAAAAGTCCTTGGCGTTCATCTGCCACTGACTCGACCGAGGCACGTTCTGTACGGTATTGTTCGGGAACACGCCGTACTTGCTCTTGAACATGTGCGCAGCAGCACCGATCCGCATGTTCTTGGCGATTGCCACACCTAAGCAGTGATCCCACCACTTCTGCTTGTCCATCGGCGTTGCCTTGCGGTTGGCCTTGGCTCGCTCTAATTCCTTGAGCTTACCATCGGACATCTGGATCTCCGTGCCCTTTCGTTCAGTCTTGTGGCCACACGAAGGACAGGCGTAGCCCTTGTACATGGTCTTACACTGAGGGCAGGCGTGAGGCTCTCGATTGGCCTCGTCCGTGGCCTTCTTCTTTTTCTCCATGTGTTGCTTGCCTTGGTCGGCATTGCCCTCGATGTCCCAATCAACATCCTCGTCTGGGAATCCGAAGTGCAACGTGTTGTCCGAGTGATCTAAGATCAGGCAGTGGTCGTGTCCTGGGTACGGACGCTGGATTCGACCTGCCATCTGCCGGAACAAACCGAACGACTTAGTCGGCCTAGCACAGATCATCACCTTCCACTGCGGAACATCGACGCCGGTGTGCAAAACCCCATAGTTGCACAGGACACGGATCTCTCCGGCCTTGGCCCGTGCCATGATGTCGTCACGTTGTTCAGTAGGCATCGTTCCGTCGATGTGCTCTGCGGAGACACCTTCCTTACGGAACAAGTCCCGGCAGTGGATCGAGTGATCAACCCCTGCTGCAAACAGCACCGTTGACCTACCCTGTGCGTGATTGAGCCATTCCTTGACGATGTTCCCGACCATCTCGTCTCGGTTCATTCGCTTCTCTAGGTCGCCCTTGGAATAGTCTCCACGAGAGACCTTCAGCCCTTTCAGGTCCGGTCTGTCTGGAGCGATGACCTTAACAGGAACCAAGTATCCATCCCGTTGCAGTTCCTCGTAGGACGCACCGATGATCATCTTGTCGAACCACAGGCCAAGCGGCTTGTTGTCTGACCGACACGGCGTAGCAGTCCATCCGATGATGACGGATTTCTGGTACGCTTCCATGATCTTGACGTATGTGGGGCATCCAGCGGTGTGCGCCTCGTCAATCTGCATCACGTCCGCTGCTGGCAGTTCGAGTTTGTTACGCTTGAACGCTCGTTGCCAAAGCGTATCTCGTGCCACTAGCGAACATCGGGAATCAACCTGATCCTCGTAACTCTGATACTCCTGTTTGACACCAGCCATGATCGTTCGAGATGGGAGTCCGATCCGGTTTAACTGGTTGCCGATCTGAGTAACCAACTCACGCTGGGCAGCGAAGAAAATGCTCTCTCTACCCTTGGCTGCGGACAACTGCATCAACTTGGCAGCGACCACGCTCTTGCCACCACCAGTGGGTAGCACGACGAGTATCCTACGGAAGCCTTCACCGGCAGCCTGCCGGATCTGCTCGATCATGCGGTCTTGATACGGACGTACCTGTACAGGTGCTTGAATCATCTTTACCTCCAGTTAGTCAACAAGTTGTCGAAAACGCAACGAGCCGCCTTGGTCGTAGCACACAAACGGCTTGGGCATGACGAAGCCCCACCTGGATACACCCATCCAATCAACGCGAAGGTAATCAATGATGCACCGCTTCGATGCGATACGCTTAGTGTTTATCTGCTTCTTCTTTCCGAGGACAAGTGCTTTGTCCACGATGACAGATTGTACTAGACTCATTGTCAGGAAACTTGCAAGGTTACTCCTGTACGCAATGATCCGGTGATCATCTCGACCTTGGATGTACCAGTCCTTCTGAGCGTGCATCAACCTTCCTTGCAGGTCCTCTCTCGTGCATAGGCCCGAAGGTGTCATGATCAGTCTGCAACCCTCGATCTCTGTCCAGCCGCAGTCATTGCTGGGGAGTTCAAAGTTGTAAAAGATGTGCCTGATCCTATCCGTTTCTGTCAATAACGCTTGACTCATGGCTCGACTCCCTTTGATTGCACTTCAATACCTAAGTACATTTTGCCGTTTGCAACAACAAAGCCAGATGGGTCAACGTAAACATTGCCATCATTGCACAGCCCGTTGTTCACACGCACTGTTCTCGGACCTCGAACGTGTACCCCTTGTGCGACCAGCCAAGCGTCTATTGCGGAGGCTACTTCATCTCCCGTGAGTTTGATGTCAACACCTGGTCCGTATTTAGTCTGTCCATTACCCATACTTATTTGCATGTGTCCCTCCCGAGGACGTGTTGAAGTTGTTCGAGGCAACCAACGAGGGGAAACGGCGTGAAGCCGGTCAGCCTCGCCTACGATTCCAATGCCTCCGCTCGTGTTACCCAATCGTCACCATCGACTCGGGCTGGCTTGCAACCCAGCGCCAACTGCACAATCGAGTTGTGCATCCGTTCGATCTCGTTCCCAGTCTTGATGATGCTCGGAGCCTTGTGTTTGACCCCAAGTTGAACCAGACGACGAGCCTGCTCCATAACGCCGGACGACCGGATCTTGTCCGCAACGTCCATAAACTCCGGAATGTCCCGCCAGACCGGCCACAACTCCTCCGGTACGGGATAGCCCTCCTCGTCCAAGTATTCCTCGGGCTGGTCGGCGTGCCTTGGCTGGACCTTTCCGGGGACCACTACAGAATCCTTCGGCAAGGCAGCCGTAGCCTTCGTCTGGTGCGTCCTGGCTGCTTCCGCGTAATCTCGGGTGACTGGATCTCTGCCCTCGTTAGCGGCCCGTTTCTGGGCCTCTAGCACGACCTTGGCTCGATCGCCCTCCGGAACCGCAGAGATAGCCCGGAGATGCTTCTCGGACGTTGGCAATGCGACCCCGGGGTCGCATGTAGCAATCTCCCTGCGTATCTTACCTGCATTAACAAGCCGCTGGGCATGACGGACGGAGATGTTCCGTGACGAGCAGTAGTCCAACCAGGACGCGAACCCGTCAACCTCGTACAGTTTCCGGGTACAGATCTCCATCAACGCATCGCAGAAGATCAGGGCAGACGCAGCGTGTTCCCGTACCTTCCGGTCCAGTTCGTGGAACTCGTTGAGCAACTGATCGTGGAACCCAAGACCGTCGCTGCGGTCAATCACTTCCGCCGTTCCCGTGACCGAGTAGATCGGTTTCATCTCGCTGCTCATTTCTCGCTCTGCGTTTAGGAATTGTGTCTGGCCTGTACCCTATGAACTTGCCGCATGTACGACAAGTTGTCCGTATGTTGCACGGGAAGTTGTCCGTCCTCTCGTCAACCCAATCTCGATGCTCGCACCTAGAAGGGCGTGTCGTCGTCGACGGTGTATGTTCTCTGCTGCTCCTTACTGGACTGACCTCCTTGTGACTTGGGTTGTTTGGGACGAAAGGACAGCGAGAAGAACTTTCTCCCATCCTTCTCTTTGATCCATGCGTTGATCCAGAACTCCTTACCATCGATCGTGCATGAGCCATTGTGGTCAGCGTGACCAGGTTCGGTCTTTTTGTCGTTCCTAGAAAGCAATCCGCTGTTGTCGTAAGTCTTACCAGCCATCACATACCCTCTACTTGCTTGAGTGTTGACTTGAAAAATTCCACCATCTCATCCGTACCCATAGAGACACGGCAATTATGCAGTTGAGTCGCTATCATATTGAGCCTCTCCCTTTTGTTGTAATCTGCGATCTTGGCCACCATCAACTCGATAAAGTCCATGCCCTTCTCGGGTGCAATCCCACGTTCGGACATGAACTTGATAAACGGTCCTGGCTTCTGAGTCCGGATGGCATCGATCAACTCCTCGGTGTCCTTGGAGAATGAGCCAGGAGCCAGCATCATGACCTTGTCTCGCTCGGACTTGGCAAGTGCAACACCTACCAAGATCAGTTCAATTTCACGGCGTTGGTTCGTTTGCATCTTTGAGCCTCATCCTCATCCAGTTAAGTGTCGAGATAATCGTCTGGCAAGGCGCAATGGTTTTACGCCGTGCCCCTGTGTTAGCAATCAGACCGTCGATCGAAAGTCTCTGGAGTGATTGCATGAGTAACTCTGCCTTGCCCTGAGCCTCAGCCAAGGCGTTGTCCACCTGCTGCGTAGTCTCGAACTTCCTGGGCTTACGCTTAACAAGTGCATTCAACATCTCTTGTTCTTCACCCGGAGTTGGCTTCCGCTGCGTCGAACCGAACATCCTGCGGAGCATGTTGCCACGCTCCGCTAGGTCATGGATCTTGAGGTACTTCTCAAGCAAGGCGGACTGGTCGTCTATGTCCATCTCAGAGATCGACTTGAGTGCAGACCTCGATAGGCCGAAAGCAAAACGCTGCCAGCCTACCGATAACTTCTGGTACTCAGGTGTCTCTGAGATCTTGGTCATGACGGCTTCTTCGACTTGACTTCCGTAGTTCCTTCGCTTCCCAAGAAGCTGGCAAGCCTTCCAGACTGACTGTCTGAAAAACAGTTTAACTTCCAAGCGTGCCCAAGGACGTATTCCTCGTGCTCCTTGGAGATCGCACCACGAATGACAAGCGTAGTGCCAGCCTTGGATGTCTTGACGACCTTGACCGCACCCTCTGGATGAACGACAAAGCCGAACGAAGTCACTTCCTTGTCGATGAAGAAACTTGCCCTGTCTCCCTCCTTAATGCCACCGACCTGTGCTGAAGCGTCTGGGATGGATATGGACATACGCAGCGTTCCTTCTGGTGTCCGGTAAGCAGCCACTGCTGGGTGCTCCGTCTTTGGCCGTCCGAATCCGACTGCCTTCTTGGTTACAATTTCGATTGCCACAATGTTTTCCCGTAGTTAGGGTTAAAATAAACCGGAGCCTATCCCGGAAAAGGCACTGACTCTACTCCTTCGCTTGGCCGTCCTCAAAGACGACCGCACACAATCCTTCGTCATCCTTGCCGCGAGTCACCAGTTCCATGATGAGTTGGTAATCCTCCTCGCGACAGATCTCCTCCAGTTGCTTGAGGGTATCTAGGTCGCAGTCCGATCCGTCCTGAGACACCATCAACCGCAACTTCGGATTCATCGCCATGCCGATCCGTACCGACGCAGCAATACGCTGGGCACGAGACGCCTGCTCGAACGGCAGTCCGTTGAGCATCACGCCCTCCTCGTCCAAGGACATTCCCGGAACAGGCCACTTGGCTTGCTCCATTGCCTTTCGCTTGGCCTCGGTAATGTCCTCCAGTTGAGCGGTCATCGAGTCGGCCTTGACTGTTGCAGACCGGACCTCGCTGTCCAACCTGCCCGCAGCAACACGAGCCTCGTGCTTCTGATTCAGTTCTTCGGCAGAGTCGATCTGTTGCTTGATCGACGAGGTGTCAACTCGATTGGCAGATGCAGCCTCCTGCTCTAGTGTGTTGGCGGTCTCCATAGCGGTGACAAGATCCTTCTCCGCAGCGTCGATCGACTCCTGAAGTTTCTTCAGGGTCTCCTTCTTCCGTGCGATGTCCTCCTGAATCCTCGCTGCATCGACCGAAGCAGTGTCGGCCTTTCGCTTCTTGGCGTCAGCCTCAGCGTTGACCTTGTTGGCAGCGTCGAGTTCGGCCAACAGAGACGACACGGAGACTTTCAGTTCTGGTGCATCTTTGGGGACCTTGACCGCAGCACGCCTTGCCTGAAGATCTTTGACTTGGCGGTTAGCGACGGTGCGTTCGGTGAAGATCCTCTGGTACTCTTTGTCCTGCTCAGTGAAATCCAAGCCGAGCATCTTGCGGATAAGTTCTGCACGCTCTTTCGGTTTCGCTTGCTCGAAACCCATTGGATCGAACGCTCGCAGGTTGAACAAACTTTCCAGCAGTTCGCGTGGACCAGGAGCCTCCTCTCCGGTGCTGTCCAGAAGCCGGAACGACTCCTCGATCTTGCCCCCGCGACGACGCTTGTACCCGAGTTCGATCGTGTATCCCTTGAGGTCTCCGAGGTCCTCGTCTCCCGACAGATCCACCTTGACCCAGCCTTCGTCCTCGCCTTCCTTGAGTGCAACCTCTGGGAAGTCCATCTTCCGCTTGCCACACAGAGCCATGAGCAACGCCTTTATGGCGCTGGTCTTGCCCTGTCCGTTGCGACCACCGATCAACACCAGATGGTGGCCTTCCATGTTTAGGTCCAGGTCACTGACCCGAAGGATGTTGTGGACCTCTAGTCTCAAGACTCTCACTCTGCAATCTCCCCTAACCTGAGTTCAGACCTTCTCAATTCAGTGAGCAGGATTAACTCATTGAACGAAGGACCGTCAATCTTGTTGCTCTTTAGCAACGCCTCTGCACGTTCTCTGCACGCTGCCATCTCTGCCATCGTGCTCATCTTCTGGATCTTCTCGGACAGCCTGTCGACGGCCTCCTGGCCTGCACGAGACCGCTCCTTGAGTCCGGTGACGTAGTCCACGTCGTCGAACATTCCGAGGAAGATGTCGGCATTGAAACCTAGCTTGGACAATGCCTTCGATGTTGCACTCGTCTGCAACTTCTTGAGGGTGTCATCCCCCGGCTTAAACTTCTGGTCGACAACGATTGGGAACCTGCCCTCGGGATACCTGAACACACCCTTGAGCATTGCGACAGTCGTGTCGCCGATCACGATAGTCTTGATCTCGATGTCGTCTAAGCCCCAGTCCTTACCGTATGGACCCCACAGTTTGGTGGCTTCCATGTTCTGGTACGTCGGGTCAATCGCTGTCCACTTGCGACCGAGCGTGACAGCCTTCGTTCGCTTTGGATCTGTGGTACAGACGCTGTTCCACAGTTTCATGTTCTGATCTAACGTCACGTCGATACTCCCAGTTTCTTGAGTCGAATCTTGATCTGCTCCACAAAACGGAACACCGATTCCTCGATGTACTCCGCGTACTGCTCATCGCGATCGACACGGATAACGTGCTGACGCAGCCTGTCGTCCTTGATGCGTGGATCGTAACTGACGAAGTCGCACCACTTCCTGCCAGTCACCCACATGTTGCCGTGTACCTGCGACTCGTACTCCTCCGGGACCTTGTCCTCTAGGATCGTGTTGATGTGGACGCGAGTGTTGTGCGGGCACTTGATCTCAAGCATTCCGTCCGTGCCAACCAGAGCGTCAGGCGAGCATCCTACGAATGGGTTGTCCGGATGCAGCACGAACGGCGATTCCTCGATCGTCACGCCGCGTTCGAGGATGTACCACGTCTTGGCAAACTCCTCGTGCTTAGAACCCCACGCCATCTCCTTCGACGTGTAGGTGTCTGCCGGAACTCCAGTCAGGATCTCTCCGACGATTTCCAGCATGTAGTTAAGGCCGGTCTTAGACAGTCCGCGTTTCTGTAGCACGTCCGCAAAGCGACTGCCTGTCACCTTGCCGCATCGTGCTTGCAGCCATTCCTGTGATCCCTGTTCCACTTCCAACTCCCGTTGTTAGGTTGTTCTCGATCATGATAGTGTCGTGATCGAGACAGTGGAAGTGGTGTGTGAAAAGATTTTTCAGGAATTGTTACAGGCTGTTCTTCAGCAGCAAAACCGTAGCCGTTTGTGCGGTCGTGTCTGCGTTTGCGAGGATGATATCCTGAAGCGTATCGCCTGCGAACGGGCTTGTTCCTGTCGCGTTGCTGATCCAGAACCAGCCTTCGTTTGCCGGAACGTCTGCTGCGACCTGCGATGCAGGAACCGTATCCCTGACGTTCATCGACATTCGCTGCGGAGAGTGAACGACCATGCCCTTGATGTCGTTTCCTACGTGAGAAAACGACAATGTCGTCTCTTTGCAGACAGTGAGTGCCGTGGACGCCGCAGGCAGATTGTCGCCACTGCCTCCGGACCCGATCGAGATTGTCGTTCCACTTGTCGCACTGACTGCGACGTTGTACCTGTACCCGCCTGACCAGAAAACTGCGACCTTGTCCGACGTGGTGATCGAGTGCGATGCCACCGTGACGACACCTACCGAATCGCTCGTCCGTGTCGTGAGCGTACCAGACACCGCTGCTGGCAGACTGACATCGCTCGATGCCTGCGTCTCATCTTCTCGAACAATGACCGAGTCGATCGCCTTCAGCCCCAACCTCCAACCCATATACACACTTAACTGACTCATTTGTTGGCCTCGTTTTTCTTACGTTCTGCTGCACGTTCTTTAGTTCTCTTAGCCAGTACGTTGGCCAAGCCCTGTAACTCTAACGCTACCTGACGATCTTCGGGAGACATCTGTGCAAGTTGCTCCTTCGAGAAGTACACCCGCTCGAAAGCCTTGGCTCCAGCACCCTTCATCCTGGACTCCAGCAGGTCGCGTACAATCGCGTCCTTGGAGCCCGGAGATACGTCCGTGACTCGGAGGCCGGTCAGTGTGTTGAGCAGCGCAGGAACGCCTGGAAGGGGCACTGGTGAGGCTTCGCTGAGAGCACCGTAGTCTCCAGCCTTCCTCGGGTCCGTCAGCGTCCTAGCCGTGGTGAGCAAGGATGCAATCGGAGAGTTGGCAGCAGCGACTTCCAGTATCTGTGGAAGCTGCACAGCATCCTTCTGCCCGCTCAGATTAGCGAGTATTCGTCCCATCAGCGGGTCGAGTTCGTCGAGCGGCCTGCCTCCCTCGGGTCCAGCCTGGAAGAACGACTGATTGGTCGTGTACTCCAGCGGCCCTTTCAGCAACGGATTCAGTCTGCTGAGGAACTCCTGGCCTGTGCCTCGAACGCCAGGCCCTACCGACAGCAGGTCCTCAGCCATCAGCCCTAGACCGGAGATGTACCTGTCAGTGCCTTCCGGTGGTGCTCCGATCAACGCTTGGAGGATCGGGTTCTGCTCAGACACTGGGATCGACGCAGTATCCCTGACGTAGTCCGGTGCAAGTTCACCCTGAGACTGTGCCTGATTCAGTGCTCGGAATAGTTGTGCCTGTGCTCCACCTGGCTTCTCCATCAACTGCTGCATCTGGAACGGTATTTGAGACCTTGAGAATTTATAGAAGGGCAGCAGCCTCCGCATGTACTTCAACTCAAACGGAGTGAAGTTGCGATTGCTGTAGGCCACCTGTGCAGCGACAACCTTCTTCGCTGCAACCTCTGGCTCGTATCCCTTACGCAGCAAGGCGATGTAAGGCTGGATGCGGGTCAGTCCGTCAACGAACGCACCGACTTCTTCACCGGCAGCGATAGGCCCAAACGTACTGGACATCCTTCCGCCAACGCCACGGGTGTTCAATGGATTCAGGTTCGTACCTTCCTCCATCCCGAACGCCTTCTTGGCTACACGAGTCGGACTCATCGACTTGTTGCCAACCCGAGGGATGCTACCGAGGATCTCGCTCGTCGTTCCTGAGAACAACTCTGGAGTGCCTGCAACGTCAGCAGCCTTGTCCGCATCGACCGAGCCTATGACACCGTCTGCATAGGCTCGTTGGCCTATGATCCTCGTGGCAAACGCATCGTCCAAGTCTGCAAGGTCTCCGCTTCCTGGAGATGGGAAGTACGGATCGGTCTTGCCGAAGTTCGGCGGAGGAGGAGTCGGTGGCTGTAGGACAGGTGGACCCACAGGACCGGGAGTCGGCGGCTGAGGAGTCGGCTGTGGTGCAGCCTTTGGCTTCTTGCCAGCAGAGCCTTTGATAACGGACGGAGGGGCAAGGTCGGACAACTTCTTTCCGTCATACCCCAGCAGTGCGTCAACGATCTCGTCGATCCTCTTTTCCGCAGACTTCGGAATAGGCTGGGTGATCTTCAGTCTTTCAAGGAACCCAACGATCCAGTCCCTGACGCCGTTGACAATCTTTGCCAACGCACCCGGAGGAGTCTTTCTCCGGACGATGGAGTCTGCGAACAACTGTGCGAATTGCTCATTGAACGTGGCTGACAAATAATCGCCAAGGCCCTTCCCGTGGATGCCAGACATGTACTCCTTCATGACTCCACTGTCCGCAGCCTCCTTAAACAACTGCTCGATGTCGTCGCCATACTTGGACACAAAATCAGTCTTGTATATCTCGTGAGCCATGTGGCCGAGTTCGTGAAGCAGAACGTTAAATCCAGACTGTGACTCAGATCGTTTCTTCGAGACCTTGATCTCGAACGACTTCTTGCCAGACCTGAGATCTGTGTACTTTATCCACACACCAGCAGCACGCCCTTTGTCAATCATGTTGACGGCATTGAACGCAGGCATGTTCATCCTTGCCATGCCTTCTTGGCTTGCGCCAGCAAACATCAATCTCAGAAGGTTGGCGTCGGTCTTGGTGATGCCCTTGATCTTGACGAGATTGTCCATCCTCTGGCTGAACTTGGCGTGCTCGTCAGAAATCTTCGCGAATTTACTTGCCTTCCATAGATCAGTCTCTGGAGCAGTAAACGCATCGGCTGTCGTTGCACCGGAAACGACAGGTTCAGGGAGTTTGTTTAGGTCATCGGGAGACATCGGCATCCTGCGAATGTCTGTCTCCGCTGCATCGAACGTGCCCCTGTTTCCTGTTGCGGACTTAATCTGGGTTGGATCAAAAGCGACTACCTCCTTTTCTCCTGTCCTGAACGTAAAAACCGACCCGTCGTACCCTTGTTCTTTTGCTGCAACAGAAAATGCTTTCGAGTATGCACTGGAGATCTCCTGTTCCTTGCTTGGACCGACAGACGCCCAAGATGCCGGAGCATCTATGGACGAGTTAATGTATTGGCTTGCTAGATCTTCCGTTCTTTTCTGAAGCTCTGGGTAATCTGGTATTGATTCGACTATCTCAGATCCAGAAAGCGGCTTCTTAGACATCACAACTGGATTCTTTACAGACAAATACACAGGGTATGTACCTGGAGACATACCTGCTTTCATTGAGTACCACTTAGCAGTATCTGGACTTGTTGTAAAATAATGGCCTTTCCCCATGAAGCCTTCATCCATCTTCACGGTCTTATTTTCTGTAGAGAATTTATTGAACCCAGACTCTGGGGTCCCGTGGTAAACGACAAGAGGCTTGCCTTCCGCATCCACCACCTTGCTGTCCTTGAAGTTCTTCCAGAAGTTCCTTACTCCTTCTTCGGTGGTGTGAATCGGAGATCCGGTGCTATCGACTGCTGGCCTAGCAACGCCATCTATATCGACCTTTGCCGGAACGGATGCACTAGGAAGATTGAACGACTCCTCGCTGGCAGACCTTAGAGGCTTAACTCTCTTGCTCTTTGGAACCATCCTCCTAGCAGACTTGATAACGGACGCTACCTGAGAGTTGCTGTACCCTGCATCTCGTAACTTGGTTGCGATGTCATCGTAGCCCCAGCCTGCCTGCATAGCACGACGAGCGTAGTCTCGACCGACCCACTCGATCTTCCGTGAGTCAGCCATCGTTCGGCCTTGCAGCAGGTCCATCGACCATCCGGCAGATTGCTTGTCCCACATCCCGAGCATCGCATTCTGCGTCCACCCTGACGCCAAGTTGCGGACGTGGAACCCAGGACGGATCGTGGTCGAGAACGTTTTCATCATGTTCGTGGCTGAGTCCGTCATCTCTAGGATCTCATCCATCGGACCACGGGTTGTCGCAGCCTTGTGTACACGATACAGGTCGTCAGCAATCCGCTTGTCTATCCTTGCCTTTCGCAAGTCCTTGGTGCTGATCCCCATGTTCTTGGACAAGACCTTGAGGATGCCTCCCTTGCGCAACGTGTCGGTCTTGAGTTCCTTGTGTATAGCGAACTCAGGAAGGTCCATCATCTTCAGGAACTTCGACAACTTCATCGTCGAGTCGTCAGGTCCTCCGACGTTGACACCGCTGCTTCGCCACGAGCCTTCGCCCTTGATGTAGCGACCCATGCCTGCCGTGTCCTTCGAGGACAACAGGTCGGTCATGTTCTTGAGCGTGGACGTTGCCTTAACGTGCGACATCCTCCTCGCCATGTGGTCAGCCAACACGCTGTTACCGAAGAACCCTCGCTTCAGGACCTCTGGCTCGGTGCCGTACAGCATCCTAGCCATCTTCTGGTATCGGCCTTTCTTGACGTATGCCTTGCCCTTGTCTTTACCTGTCCGGTAGAAACTCGTGTAGTCATCGGCCAACCAGCCGGAGTGAGTGTTTCTTAGGTACTCCGCTATGTCATCGACAGTGTTCGCCTTGTCTGCGAGTTTCCTTTGCAGTTCAGGGTCCATTGCGATCTTCCTGCGGAACGCGACGGTCCCACCATCGATGTCACGAAGGAAGTCCTGCCTCCTGAATCCTTGAGATGGATCGAACGTGGACGCCTCGATGTCGCGAGGAGACGCAGCCTTTGGTCCCTGAGACTTGTACCTCGCTGCGTAAAGGTTCTGGTCTGCGAGTTCGTAGGTCCTTCCTCCAGCACGACGCATCTGACCAGGGATTGCATCCAACTCTGATCGCATCTGGTCTACGATCCAGCGAAGTTCCTGTGGCATGTCGTCAAGATTGACAACACCTTCCACGCCCTCTCTGATTGCGTCAGACAGGTCCATGTACTTTCCTTCTTCCGTAACCGGAGCCGCTGCGTTGCCGGTCCACGCTGGACGCCTTTTGGCAAGGTATGCGTCTACCGCTGGAGCACTCGGGTTGTTTGGGTTCTTGACCAAGTCCTCAAGGTACGTCGCTTGGTTGGCGGTCGCTGCACGGATCGTTGCTGCGGAGTTCGGCAACTTGTTGAACAGTTCCCTGTTGGCCTCTGCAACAGCAGCAGTCTTGGCACCACCGGCAGGTGCATCGAACGCACCGAGGATCGCACCGAGTGGATTCTGAATGTCCGTGCCAGGGATCTTCCCGAATCGAATCGCACGACCAGCGGCGTCCATTCCCTTGGCAACAGTTTGTGCCCTTGCTCCAGTCCCAGCGACCATCCTCGGAGCAGCAAACGGAAGTCCGAATCCAACCATCCCTCCGAGCGGAGCAGCAGCCTCCTCCGGCGTCAGCCTGTCCAGTAGGTCCTGTGCTCTCCTGCGTGTATCTCCGGTTGAGTATTGAGCGATGTCCTGAAGGCTCGTTGACAGTCTCGCTTGGCGTGGACCAACCGTACCTGGAGCAGCACCAGTCTTGAGTCGCGTCACTCGCTGTGCTTCATCGAGCAGCCCAGCCTTCTTGGCTGCTTGGCCAGCCTTGCCAAGTGCAGATCCACCAAGCGTCAGGTACGTCAGAGGATCGGCAGCGACCTCAAGGCCAAAGCCTGCAATCGACTTTCCCCAAGATGGTCGAACTCCAAACAGACCGCTCCTTTCCAGCAATTCCTTTCCGGTTGTTCTGTTCTCGCTACTGAACGGAGACAGCAATTGATCAAGGGGATTTCTCATCGCGACAACATCGCGAACCATTGAACCAGGAAGATCCAATACATTCCCGATGACACCAAGCGTTGTCAGCGACTTGTCCCGAAGGTTCCCTATGAGGCCACGCTCCTCCTCCTCGTTGAGATACGGAGCCTGTTGACGCTGCGTGGCTGCCCTGGATGCTGCTGATGCGCCTCCTGGGTTAAGGATTGACCCAAGAGGACTTAACTGACTTAGGTAGTCTGCCATATTTGCAAGTTCCTTCGCTCAATCAAAAACCGTATCCACCGCCAGGAGAAAGGCTATTCCTCCGGACTTCATCCTCGAATGCCCTTCTCTGTTGTGCCATCGATCCAGGCGAATACTTCCCCGACCTGACCAGTTCTCCGACCACCCCTGAAGTGCCGCCTTCAACATATTCAGGCTCGGCCCTGGAGCGATTGACTATGTACTGAACTATCGCATCAAGGTCTGACCCCTGAATTGGCGAGTTGGTGCCGGATCTCCTGTCAACCTCCATCAGTATCTGATAAGGATTAAACGACCCAGGATCGGACCCGAGTATCCTTGCAACGCTTGGGGCAATCGCCTCGACAGTTCCAGACGCTTCCTCGATCGACTGAGGGCCTGATACCGATCCTGGCGGCGACGTTTGCGGGACAATCTGCGACTGCAAGTACCTTCCGATAGGACCGTTCTGCTGCTCTGGAGTCAGAAGTCCGAACGCTTGGATCGCACTATTTCTCCTTTGTTCGTCACGATACTCAGGAGTCATCATCATCTCAGACGCTTTGTTCTGTAGCCGCTGTGCATTGAGTTCTGCCTGCCTCATCGGAGCATTTGCCATGAAGTCACGCTGTCCTTGCTGCGTCTGGAACACCGCCGCCAACGCACTCGGGCTGTTAGCGACCAGCATCGGATTGACGAGCGGATTGGTTGCCATGTCGATTGCACGTTGCTGTGCAGCCATCTGATTGGCAGCCATCGTTTGGCGACCAAGTCTCATCCGGTCAAGCCTATTCTGAACGGAAAGCCTGTCTCGCTCGCGACGTTCTGGTAGTGAAGAAAGACGTGCTTCCCTGCGAGCGCTATCTTCTTCTGGGCCTCGAACCATTGTGAACGGAACGCCACCGCCACCCATGCCACGAATGACAGTCCCTGGCGCAAGCGAGGTCCTTGCTAATCGACTTGCTTCTGCGACAGGAAGGTTTGCTATTTCAGCCAATTGCTGAGGCGACCTTCCCTGTCGTGCCAACTCGTCGTACACAGTCTGATCTAGGGATGCGGAAGTTTGTCTCGATTCGGCACCGACATCTCGCGGAGGATTCATTCCACCAAGCATCGACAGCCTTTGCTCTCGGTCACGCATCGTGTCTGCCGTGGAGCCACGAACCATCCCACCCTGCATCGGTTGAGACAAGAACGCAGACTGTAGGTCACGCAAGCCCATCGCTTGGCCCTCTCGCGTCCTGCCCATCATCTCTTGGTCCATGAACTGATTGACTGGACTTGGGTTCTGCTGGATCTGTTGCTGAACATCGGCTCCGAATTGAGCACGCTCTTGCGGAGTCGGACCTGCGAACATGCCTTGACCTGCGAGTTGCTGCTGTTCGAGTTGGCTTGCTAGCTGACCAGTCGATCTAGCTTGCATGTACGGATCGAGTATCCTGGAAACGGCTTCAGGGATTGGTATCCCAGCAAGTTTGTACATATCGGCGATTGCACGAAGTCGCTCTGGATTTTGCAGGTATCCAGGAACTTGGCGACCTCGCTCGTCAAACGCTTGACCAACAGATTCAGGCAGCGGTCCTTGAATCCCGCCCGGAAGGAACATGCGTGACCGCATTTCAGGATTGGATTCAAAAGGACGCCTTTGCCTTTCTGCTTCAATCTCTGATGGCGTCATCATCGGTGCTCGGACAACGTTAGTGCTCTCTCGCCTCCCTTCGGTCCTATACGGGAAGTTAATAGTTGAAGCGACATCATTAAGCGATGTCACCCTGGGAACTCCGGAACTGACCTGAGTCGGACGCGGAGGCAGCGCTGTGACAATCGGATCGGTTGGCAGGTTCCTGTTGATTGCTTCTCCGGTTGCAGTAATTGCCGATCCAACACCAGATGCTAATCCAGACATCTGGTCTCTCATGTAACTAGGATAGAGACCGGCACCGACACCCATGAAGTCTCGCATCGTAGATCCTGGTCGCATCTGTCCGTACATCTGCGTTCCGGCCTGGAATAACGGACCTTGGACAGCACTCACTCCCTGCTGGAATGCACGCCCGCCAGAAGTCCCGACCGTAGACATCAGTCCGCGACCGAGTCCAGCCGCTGCCTGCCCGTACTTCTTGACTTTCTTGAAAGCGTCTTGAAACTCAGCCATCACTCGTCTCCTGGTTAGGTTGCTACACGGTGGACATTGGACCAGATTTCCCGAGGAACTGCAACGAATCTCCGGTTACTTGGAGAAATCCTGGTCGTACAATCTGGCGTCATACGGACTACGCTGGGGGTACGCATCCTCGGTTTCTCCCCACGGTTGCCACATGGAATACGCTTCCTCGTGGTGGACCAATTGTGACGGCCACGCCTCGACGCCGTACCTATCCCAGACGATCGATTCCGGTGTGTACGCTTCCGAGACCCGGTCGTTCCGGAACCACCAAAACGTCCCCGAGTGCATCCACTGGTGCTTGGCTCGGAGCCTGGTTGGGTACGGTGGAAGTGCGTTCTCAGGCCAGATCATCTTGTGGGTCCCGACGAACGTGTACCTCCGCAGGTGTTCCATCGCGTCAGACCAATGCAACAGCAGTCTCTGGATCATGACCTGACGCCACCTCCTAGCCCCGTCCTTGCTGTCTGCCGTCGAGTTTCCCTTGGTGTGGCAGTAGAACGTCGCCGTGCCGCTGTCGTCGCTTAGGATCGATTCTAGGAGCCTCTGGAACGTGGCCGTCTCCCGGACTTCAGGATTGTTATTCAGGACCATGATCTCGTGTGGGTTCAATTCCTCGCCGAGAAAGTCCAAGATCGAGTCAACATCGTGATCCGGATCTGCACCTACAGCCACAACGACCTTTCCGCTGAAGGTCCTTCGGTGCTTCGAGATCTCCCTGACCAGATCCTTGTACCCCTCTTTTGGGTGGACGTGGTAGATCAGGTTCCGCCTGGTGATCGGCTCGTACTGCTGCTGAGTCCGGTAGGGAAGCAAGGCGTTGAGCTTCTCCTTCCGCTTGTTGCAACTACCGCAAGGCTGGACCAGTCCTGCTGTGGCGACGTTGATGACCTTGGCTACGGTGTCTCCCAGTCCACGGGACTTCTGACCAGGTCCTATACCGTTCTCCCATGCGGTCCAGTAGTTCTCTCTGGTCTGGCAGAGTTGCAGCATCCTGTCGGACTTCTTGCACTTGTGCCTGTCGCACCACCCTGAATCGCTGCACTCGCAACCTGTCATCAACTACTCCGTGACAGTGATCTTGAACTTGATATTCGGGATCGACGTGTAGCAGTCCTGGCCAGCCGGGACAGGACAGCAGAACGGGAAGTACCCGAACTGACCTGGTGCTCCGCATGGACCGAACTGAGACTGAACCTTTAGTCCTTCGTACACCATCGACAAAGGATTGCATGTAGACAAGTCGAAACTCGGCGTGACAGTGGAGCCTGCCGTCAACTCCCAGATGAACACCGTTGTCGACGAAATGTAACTCCCGTCCGTGATCCTAAGCGACGGAGCAAGGAGCCAGTTCGTTCCGTCCTTTGTTATCGGAGTACACTCCAAGACCATAGCCCAAGTTCCACCCGCTCCATACGAGCAGGTCTGCACGTCAGAGAACCACTTCAGCTTTGACGGAGTTCCGTCACCAGGAGACAACTGGCCTTTCTCCAGTGTCAGTGAGAACTCGTCCAGCGTAGAGCAATCCCCATCTGTCAACTCAAAGTTGACAGTTAATATATCTGGGAAGCAAGCAAACTCCTTGAGCAGCCCTTCTCGTTTGAAGCAGAAGCAGCCACACGGGTCGCAGTTGAAGTTGTCGAGGATCGTCGTGTCGTAAGTCCAGTTGTCGAACCTTCCAGACACGAAGAAGAACCCTCCTACATCCACTCCTCCGATGTTGTAGCAAGGAGCACCGTCATCTCCGGCACAAGCATCGACCTCTGGTGGGGCACCGATGTCCGCTCGCAGCATGACGTTCGGAAGGTAGCAGACGTAGGCTCTGACGATGTTCGCCGACGTTCCTCCCACACCGACAGGCCAAGCGAAGTCGTAGTCGATCGTCTCGTCTCCGATGACCTTGACGTTGATCTTGGCGTTTAGCGTGTCTATCCCTGATGGCGTGAACTCCACCCTGTACGTTGACGTTGACGGATTGCCTGCACCAACCTTGAACACCGAGATCGACCTGACATCCACGAGATCGAACGCAGCAAGCCAAGACCCTTCCGTGAACCCTGCGGGATGACAGATCGTGGTAGCAAGTTTCCCATCACCGGTGATTGTGTTTCCGAGAATGTCCCAGTCACCTTCTACCTCGTGCCACTTCGGACCAGGGCTGTCGCTGTCCGGTCGGTCAAAGTCGTCTGAACCTAGAGGACATCCTCGGATACAGCAGCATCTTCGTGTTGGCATGTGTTAGCCTTGTTCTGAAGGTACGCAGCACCTGTCGTCAGCAACCCAATGGCACGGAGTTAGTTGGCCTTCCGATGCGTATGGGTCTCGCGACAGAGCGATGCCTCTGTTGGCCCATGCCCACACTCCGAGCAGTTCTTCTTCTGTCAAGTCAAAGACACACCCGGACCAGTCCACAACCTCAACCGACGTCCCAAGCAGGCTTGGTTGATTGCACGGTGCCACCTCCACAGAGATCGTTGCCACAGTGAGTCCGACGTAGTCGCCTGTCCCAGCGTCGATCGCAGTGATCTCACCCTGAATCTGATCTCCACCGCCACTCGGCTCCAGCCTGATCCAGAAGCCCGAGATGTCCTGCACGACTACGAACCTATCTCCGACAGCAACATCCTGCTCTGCCGTGTTGATGACCTTGAACTCCTTGTTGATCTCCTTGAGAGCAACCTCGGATTCGCTGGTCTGGCTGACGAGTACAGGCTTGGCGTTGAATGTTTTGCAAGTGTCTCCGTCCCGAGCAAGTGCCGTGCTCGTGGCTTCGACGAGAATCGCCCTGGAGTGTTTCATCAGAAGTTCCTCCACTCCGAAGGCTCGAAGTTGATCGCGAACGCAGTCCTAGCCTCGGTCTGAGGAAAGACCTTACCGGTCCACCTGCAACCTGCAACCTGCGCTGCACCACCGTTGGGTGCGATGTACGAGACCTCGACGTGCTGAGACTGTGCAGAGAGCCCTGCATGTAGATTCGCAGCCACTGCGTCTCGAAGCGTATCCCACTCGACGTTAGACACGTCCGACTCCGTACTGGACACGGGTCGTATCCAATCGTGGAACACGACCACGTTTCCTGTTCCGTTAGGACTGATCTCAATCGTCTTGCTGGACCTGGTCGGCACACCGTTGGTCAGTGTGTAGTACGCAGACAGGATCTCCGCAGTTGTCTTGACGTTCCCGCTGGAGTCAACCTCGACCCGTGGCTGCTGGCACTGAAACACCGTACCACCCGCCGTGACTGACAGAGCGTCGTTGCTGAAAGGACTGGGCTGGATTAACGCCGTGGCCTTGGGTAGTCCAGCAAGAGTTGGTTCGGTGAACACTGCCGCTGCATAGGTGATGTCATCGTCACCATGAGCAACGGACAATGCTCTCCTGCCAAGGAGCATGACGTTGGAGTCGTTCGGCTTCCACAACCTGAGAGCACCGTGCTGGTATCGGGACTTCTTCCGAGCGTTGCCAATCCCTGCCCAGTTAGTGAACACGTCCTCTGGGGAACTAACCGTCTCCAACACGTTCGATTCGTTCCATACCTTGGCAGTACACTGGAACTTCTTCTCGTAGGTGACCGGTGCCGTGTACAGAACAAAGTCCTTGGCTACAGTGGCAGGAGGCTGTCGGTACGTTCGCTCGTCAAGATTCGGAAGCGACCCTGTCCCCATGAGTCCAAAGACGTAGGTCTGACTGACAGGGTTGTAGACCATCCTGCATCCGGAACGAGACAGGAGTTCGTCCAATGCGATGTCAGCCCGCTTTCCTCTCCAGTCAGCCAGAGGCTTGTACGAGGGACTGGACGCCACCGTAATGCTCAATCCTGACGCTGCGGCAATTATCCCAACCAGGTCCGACACGGACTTCTCCGAGGCCGAATAGAGGTTCCCTTGGCAGTCTCTCTGGTTGTAGTTCTCGGCAAGGTAAATATCCTTGAGTTTCCACCGAGAGTCCTCGAATACCGTCCGGATGAATGGACCGTTCTGGCGTGGACCCCGAACAATCTTCAGGTCGCTCCACTGAAATGTCGTGCTCCGTGCCGTGAGCGTCAGGTTGGTCTGGAACGGACATGACGTGAGGTTTGTGGACCCAGCAATTAGCGTATCTACAACGATCTTCCCAGGAGCAGAACGGCTACCCTGAAAGATGTCGAAGCATGTGACTTCAGGCCAGTTGCTGAGG